AGATTTTTGGACGGGAGGCGGCGTAGTTATGACGATTGAACAACTTGCTATGCGTCATGCAATTCCAGATGAACCCGTTCGCGATATGATTGCTTGGTTGATGTCTCGTCATTGGGGTTATCATGGGTAAGCGCATGGAGTGTGCCCGCCGCAAGCGTAATCGGCAGTAAACAACAATTTCATATCGAACCCGCTCAATATGGGCGGGTTTTTTGATGCCCATTTTGAGGAGGTGGGGCTATGCCCGAGAGTGTAATGATTGACGCCGTACGATATGCGATTCTGCGCGTCAAAGAGCCGCTGATTCTTGAGGGACGTGCATGTAACGCCGTTGTGGAATACAACACGGCACAGATCAAGATGCTTGAGGACGGGAACATCGGAGAGGGAAACGCGGCGAAGTTGCTCATGCACGAGATTGTCCATGCGCTTCTCTTTGAGCGGGGCATGACTGAGGCGGCAGCAGACGAGGAGCTTGTTTCGGAGCTTGCAGCGGGATTTGTGAATCTTGTGCGGGCGAATCCGCAGCTGATTACGTTTTTGCAGAAATAGGGGGGTGGATCGATGAACGGAATTCGCGCACCGGCGTGTCTCTATGCCAATGAGAAACAAATATTTTTGAAAGTGAGGATGAGCAATATGGACGAAAACAAGTTTGGCTTTGACTTGCAGCGTTTTGCCGATGGCGACGGTACTGCGAGCGATGGCGGCTCTGTCAGCGAGGATAAGAGTGCGGACGGCGAGAGCAAGCCGAAGAGTGACCCGCCCGAGAACAAACCTGACGATACGCAGGCGAAGATCGACGCGGCGGTTGCCGCACGTCTCGCCGAGGCTAAGGCGAAGTGGGAGAAGGAGTATCAGAAGAAAGCGGCGGCGGAGCAGAAGGAGAAGGAACGCCTCTCGAAGCTGTCCGAGGACGAGCGCAGGGCGGCAGAACTCGAAAACAGCCGCAAGGAGCTTGAGGCGAAGGAAGCCGAGCTCAAGAAAAAGGAACTGAGGCTTGAGATGGTGAAAGTACTCGCGGATCGCAAGATTCCCGTGCAGTTCATGGACTATCTCATCGATGCGGACAGCGAGAGCACGCTTGCACGTATCACAACCTTTGAGAAGGCGTTCAAGAAGGCGGTGGAGGATGGCGTGAATGAGCGCCTGAAGGGTAAAGCTCCCGCAGCGGGCGGCACGCGGACGGGCGATAGCGGTGCGGGTGTCAGTAATGGGTTCTTCGACGCCATCTATAAGAATCAGGTCAAGAGATAAGAGGAGGATACAGAAATGGCAGATACGCTTTATCTGAAAGAGAATTTGCAGGGATTTGTGCCGACACCGACGGCATCGGAAATCATCGCTGACGTGGTGCGCGGCTCGTCGGTCATGCGCCTCTCGACGGTGCGCGAGATGAAGTCGGAGACGCAGAAGTTTCCCGTCATGGCAGAGGGACCCGGCGCGTACTGGGTCGGGGAGACGGAGCGCATCAAGACCTCGGTCGCAAAGTGGATTTTCCCCGAACTTATCGCAAAGAAGATCGGCGTCATCGTCCCATGTCCCAAGGAAAAGCTGAGCGACACGACCATCAATGTGTTCAGCGAGATTCGCCCACTCATTGCAGAGGCGTTCTACAAGGCAATCGACGCGGCGTGCCTCTTCGGCACGAACAGCCCGTTTGCAAAGAACATCCTCGGTGTTGCAACGGCGGGCGGGCGTGTCATCGCAGAGGAGACGAACCCGAAGCTGGATCTTGATATCTCGGACGTGATGGCGCTTGTCGAAAATGAGGGGCACGATGTGAACGGCTTTGTCGCGGGCTATGACCTAAAGAACAGTCTGCGCAAGCTGCGCGACGCGAACGGCAACCAGCTCTTTGTGACGGGGACGGATTCAAGTACACTCTATGCGCAGCCGATTGAGTTTTCGCGCAACGGTGCGTGGGACAAGACAAAGGCACGGGCGATTGCAGGCGACTGGAAATACGCAATCATCGGCATCCGCGACCAAATCCAGTATGAGACGCTCAAGGAAGCAACGCTTCAGACGGTGCAGATGGGCGACGGCAAACCGCTCTCACTCGCGGAGAATGATATGGTGGCGATCAAGGCGACCATGCGTCTCGGCTTCCTGCCTGTCAAGGAGAACGCATTCGCTGCACTCAAGCCGAAGGCGTAAGGAGGATACGACATGGATTTCCAGGAGTATGTGAAAGGCGAGCAAACGATCTCTGCGACGGAGACTGCCTACGAGGTTATCTACAAGGCGCAGGGATTCCGTCTGAAAGGGGAGAAGCCTTCTGACCCTGTTCAGAACGATGACAAGAACGACGGTGGGAAGAGCGGCACGAAGGGAGGCACGCGAGGTGGAAAAGCAGGAAGCGATCCGAGTGATCACGGAGAAGGTGCGCCTACTGGAGAGCCGCAGAACGTTTGATGCGAGCCTTCTCGCGTTCTACATCGAGAAGCTTGTCACGGACATCCTTGACTACTGTCACCGCACAGATTTCCCTGAGCCGCTGATCTTCTCAGCGGTTGACCTCATCCGCAAGCGGCTCGCAGACGAAGATACGGCGAGCGATGAACTCGGCGTGCAGGCATCGGGACCGCTTTCGAGTGTCAAGATGGACGATACGGAGTTCAAATTTGCCGTGTCGAACATCGACCCGACAGGCTGTCTTGCTGATCTGGATTTTGCAACACTCAAGCCGAAGCTGAACCGTTGGCGTAAGGTGGTGAGCCTGCCATGAGCCTCAAGGGGATTCTGCGCCGCATGATGTACCATGACCGTGCGGACGTGTACCGCCTCCGGCAGGTACAGGCACCGGATGGCTCGGACGACTACGCCGAGGAGGAGACGCCTGTCTACGAGAGACTTCCCTGCAAGCTTTCACAGTATGGCAAAGACCCGACGACGGACAAGACAGAGCGCGCGGTGAGTGTGTTTATCGACCTGCGACTCTGTTGTGATCCTGCATTTGACATCCGTGCGAATGATCGCGTTGTTGTACTGCGGCAGGGGAAGCGCATGGAGTTCGTCGCAGGCATCAGCTTCCCCTACCAGACGCATCAGGAAATTGCGCTGCGGCGCAGAGGGGAGGTCGGAAATGGGCGTTGAAATCAGCGGACTGGACGCGTTTGAGAAAATGCTTGCGGATGTGGAGAAGCGGCAGCGCGGGGCGGTCAATGCGTTTCTCAAGGTGGAGGCAGAGGAGCTTCTCGGGGCTGCGCGTGACAAGACGCCCGTCGATACGGGTGCGCTGCGCTCTCATTGGGTACGCGGGCAGTCAAGCAGCGGCACGGTTGAGGTAGGGAATACGGCAGATTACGCCGCTCATGTTGAGTACGGGCATCGGATCGTTCGTATGGTCGGTGGTAAGAAAGAGTATACGGGCAAGGTCAAGAAAGGCGTCTATATGCTCAAGACATCTGTCAACGAACGGCGTGAGAACTTCCGCGAGAACGCGAAGGAGATTCTAAAGGAGATGTTCCAATGATCCCTTCTATCGACATCCGCAACGCGCTTTCTGACCTGCTCAAGCGGCATTTTCCCTACACCATCTATTTTACCAACAATGCCAACGCCAAACAGGGCTATTTTCACATTAAGATCGCGCCGAAAAAACGCATGGTTGACCGTGTGATTTACGAACGCTCGCTTGATGTGGAAATACAGCTCGTTCTACCACCCGACACGCGCGGACGCATCGACCGCGCCAAACTCTACGAGGTGGTCGATACGCTTGATGCGGCGCTCCTGCCTGTGCTGACGCTTGGCGATCGCCATATCACTGTGCAGGAGACGAGCAGCCGTATCGTTGATGAGGTGTTGCACTACAGTTTTACGCTCGATTTTGCAGATGCTATGCCGGGCGAGGAATATGAGCTGATGGAGGAGCTTTCTATCAACGGACAAAGAGAACAGACAGAGGAGGAATGAATATGCCAAATGAGGCTGAAAAGTTTGGCTTGCCGCAGGTCATCATCGATTTTCGCACAAAGTCCACAACGGCGATTGCTCGCAGTGCGCGCGGCATCGGCGTGATGATTTTGAATAACGAGTCGACGAACGTTTCAAAGTTCTATAAGATCAGTGACGGTACGGATATTCCCGATGAAGGTCTGACCGAGAAGAACGTGGCGCTTATCAAGAAAGCGCTTTTAGGTGTGCCGCTGCGCATCTTGGTCTACACGCTGCCGATGACGGACGTTGTCCCAGGTGGCGGGGAGTCGCTGCTCAATCAGGCGGATGTGCTCAAGAAGCTCCATAATATCAAGTGGAATTACATCTGTCATCCAACGGGCACAGCGCAGGATCAGGAAGACCTCGCCGTGTGGGTCAAGAAGGAGCGCAACGTGAGGCGTAAGACGTTCAAGGCGGTCGTGGCGAATTTCGACGCAGATGACAAGGGCGTCGTCAATTTCACGACGGATAATATCCGCTGCGTCAATCCGGCCTATACGGACGCATTGCAGGCGGCAAACGGCGACAAGACGAAGGTCAAGAGTTCCATCCCGGAATATCTTGTTTACACCTCGACGGAGTACACGTCGCGCATCATGGGCATCCTCGCGGGGCTTGCACTTGACCGTTCGGCGACGTACTACGAATTAGGCGAGGTGCACGACTGCGAGGCCTATGAGGACATCGATGACTGCATCAGCAAGGGGCAGCTTTGTCTCATCGACGAGATGGACGGCAACGGTGTCAAGATTGCGCGTGCGTGCAACTCTCTTCACACGTTCACAACGGACGTCGGGCAGGATTTCCGCTACATCAAGATCATCGAGGCGGTGGACATGATCACGGATGATATACGTGACACGTTCAAAAATTCGTATGTGGGCAAGGTTATCAATGACTACAACCACAAGATGCTCTTCATCGCAGCAATCCTCGTCTACTTCCGCAATCTCAAAGGGAATGTGCTGGATGCTTCGCCGACGGCAATCAACACAGTTGATATTGACGAAGCGGCGCAGAAGGACTATGCGATTCTGCATGGAGATGACGTGACCAAGATGACGGTGCAGCAGATTCGCGAGTACAACACGGGGACACAGGTGCTTCTCACGGGACGCATTACGCCTGTCAATGCGATGGAAGACCTGCACATCACGTTCACGATGTAAGGAAGGAGGAAATAGCATATGGCAAGAGCAGCAGAAGATGTGAAGTATCGTGGCCGCCGCCGCTGGAACGGCTCACACGGGCGCGTCTGGTGGGATGGTTTACTTCTCTTTGAGATTTCAAAGTTCGAGGCAAAGGTAACGGCCGACCGCGAGGATGTACTGATCGGCAACTCTAAGGACAGCAAGATTGTCTCACTCACGGGCGAGGGCTCGTTCACGATTAAGAGCGTCATTAACCGCAATATCAATCAGTATCTCGAGGAGTGGAAGGCGGGGCACGATCCACGCGCCAACATTGTTGGTCTGATTGATGATCCGGATGCAGTAGACGGACAGAAAGAACGCTGCTCCATCGATAACGTGTGGTTCAACGAGCTCCTTCTTATGACATTTGAGAAGGGGCAGGTTGTTGAAAAGGAATTTACCTTTGGCTTTACGCCGGAGGATGCGGCATTCGTTGAAACGGTTGACAACTAAGTTTATGAATTTGCCCCGCAGAGTTGCTGCGGGGCGTTCTTATGGGAGGAATACAAATGGCAGTATCAATCAAAGACCTTATTGCAAAGAAAGAGACGCTCACGCAGCGTAAGAAGCAGAAGTACGACATCGAAACCTCGGCTGGTGTTCTGACGGTGAAGATGCCGACACGCTCGCATGTCGCCGATCTCCTGAGGCTCGATGATTCGGATGCGCATCTCATCATTGGCTATGTTGTTGAGCCGAATCTGCGCGATCCGCAGCTCCTTGAGGCGTACGGCTGTCTTGAGCCGACGGATATTGTGGAGAAGATTTTCGACCCTGGCGAGATTCCCGCCATCGGGCGTAAGATCATGGAACTGGCGGGCTATGGCAAGAACATCCGCGCCGAGCTGCACGACGAAGTAAAAAACTGATCGAGGAGGACTGGGAGGCGCGTACGGTCGCCTTCCTCGTCCTCAGAGGTCACGCACTGGACTATTTTTATACGCTCTCCGAAGTGGAGAAGATATTTTGTTATGAGGCGATGGTGCGCGAAGAGCGGCAGCACATCGAGGAACTGAAACTACTCGCGGCAGGAAGGGGGTTAAATCTGCGATGAGCGATTATGTCATATCTGCGATCCTGCGCGTTAAAGATGAGTTGTCGGGCAAGACGAAGCAGGCGAAGGACAGTCTCAGCGGGGTCAAGAGTGCCGCTGAGGGGGCATCCGCGGGGCTTGGCCACACTGAGAGCGCAATGAAAAAGGTGGGCGTGTCGGCGGTCGAGCTTGCCGTGAAAACAGATAAGGCGAAGCTGGGGCTTGGCGGCTTGCGCGGAACGTTCGCGCCGATCATCAGCATCAAGGACAAGGCAACCGAGAAAATCACGGGAATCAAGGGCATGCTCGGCGAGTTGTCCGGCAAAGCCTACACAGCGACGGTCAACGTCCGTCAGAATCTCAGCGGCGCGGCAGGTATAGCGTCCGGGCTTGCAGGAAAAGCGGGCGGGGCGCTCTCCGGTATGGCGGGCGGCATGATGATGAACACCTCCATGCAAATGGCGGGTGCAGCGGGCATCGGTATGGGTATCTACGATACTGTCAAGACGTACATGGACTTTGAAGCCCAAATGAAGAAGGTGCAGGCGATCTCCGGTGCATCGGGGGCAGACTTTGACGCTCTCACTGCAAAGGCGAAGGAGATGGGCGCAGTGACGCAGTTCTCAGCGACTGAATCAGCACAGGCACTTGAATACATGGCGATGGCAGGTTGGAAAACGGACGATATGCTCGGTGGTATCTCCGGTATCATGGATCTCGCTGCGGCATCGGGCGAAGACCTCGGGCGTGTTTCGGACATCGTGACGGACGCGCTTACGGCGTTCGGGCTGCAGGCATCGGACTCTGCTCATTTCGCCGACGTGCTCGCGCAGGCGTCCTCGAACTCCAACACCAATGTCAGCATGATGGGCATGACGTTCAAATACGTCGCCCCGATTGCGGGTGCGCTGAAGTACTCCATTGAGGATGTTGGCACGGCGGTCGGCCTCATGGCGAACGCTGGCATCAAGGGTGAGCAGGCAGGCACATCGCTCCGTGCGATGATGACGCGTCTCGTTGACCCGCCGAAAGAAGCAGGGTCTGCAATGGATAGGCTCGGTATCACTGTCAAAAACGCGGATGGGACGATGAAGCCCTTCCGTCAGACAATGAAAGATCTGCGCAGCACGTTTGCGGGACTGACGGATGCTGAGAAGGCAGAAGCTGCGTCAGCGATTGCAGGGCAGGAGGCTATGTCTGGATTCCTTGCGATTGTCAACACCTCGGAAGCGGATTTTGACAAGCTTACCGCCTCGATCGACAATGCCGAGGGCGCTGCCGGCAACATGGCGAAGACCGTCAACGACAATCTCAAGGGCGACCTCAAGTCCCTCTCATCTGTGTGGGAGTCCGTACAGCTTGAATTTATGAGCGGTAAAGGTGCGGATGGCTTGCGGGAGTTCGTGCAGGGGGTTAAAAACGATGTGGCAAAGTTCAAGGGCTACATCGAAGACGGTTTCGACATCTCGGACATCGGCAGGAGTGCGATGGACGTGCTCGTGCAGCTCAAGAACAAATTCATCGAGTTGGACGGTGTCGGCTCTCTGCTCGCGGGAGGTGCGCTTGCGGGCGGTCTATATAAGATCGTCAGCCTCTCGAAAAAAGCGATTGATGGCATCAAGGGGCTTGGCGGTACAGGGAAGCCTGTGCCAGGCGGCAGTTCCCCGACGGGTGTTGGCGAGATGGTCGTCCACGCGGGTACAGTGATTGTCAACGGGAAAAGCGTCGCCGGTGGCGCAGGGGTACCGGGAACTACTGGAGGAGCAGGAGCGCCGAAAGGCACACCGAAAGGGCGTTTTGGTGGAGCGTCACGCGTGGCTAAAGGCCTTGGAGCGCTTGCGCTGCTTGATGCAGGTCTCAATATCTATGATGCGTATAGCACTAACGCACAAGCATCGGCAGAGGCGCAGTACGGCGTTGATGCAGCGCGTGAAAACCTCGAACAGAAAGAACTACAAGGGACAGTTACGGACGAAGACAGGGCTGCGCTGCTGAGTGCCAACGTATATCAAGCGGAAACAGAAGCCTACAACGCTGACCGCATGGGTACTGCAGTTGGCTCTGGTGCGGGTGCACTTGCAGGTGGGCTGCTTGGAGCAAAAGCGGGTGCAGCAGGTGGTGCTGCCATCGGTGCGCTGTTCGGTGGTGTTGGTGCAGCACCGGGAGCCCTGATCGGCAGCTTACTTGGTGGTATTGCTGGCGCGTTTGGCGGCAGTGAGCTTGGCGGAATGATCGGCAGCGGAATCGCTGAGAATTTTGATGGTGCAGTAGCGGGTATCAAGACGAAATGGGATGAACTGGAAACAGGGATTGCATCCGGCTGTGAGCGTATGGCAGCAAGTGCTGTTTCCGAATGGGAGAGTATTAAACAAGAAGCTGCAAGCGCACTGGGGGCACTATCTTCCTGGTTTGATGATAACGTCTGGAAACCGATTGTGGATAGCGGCATAGAGAAAATCAATCTTATTGCAGGCACTGCAAGTATGGTTTGGAGTCTTATTCAGCCTCAATGGGAAAGCGCCGCTTCTTGGTTTGATTCTTTCGTTTGGCAACCAGTTGCAAGTACTGCGGAATGGGCGTGGAACGGAATCCGCGAAGCGGCTGTCAGTGCAAA